TTGATGCATTCAAGGGTAGAATGGTTGGTGGTGGTGCTCGCCCTAATTTATTTGAGTGCGAGATGTATTTCCCAGATGATGCAGTTCCAGCCACAACCAGTAAAGATGCCCTTTCAGATAAGGTAAGATTTTTAGTTAAGGCAGCACAGTTACCTGCATCTACACTAACACAAATTGATGTTCCTTTTAGAGGAAGACAATTAAAGATTGCTGGAACAAGAACATATGCAAACTGGACAATCACAGTCATTAATGATATTGACTTTGATATCAGAACTGCATTTGAAAGATGGAGTAACTTAATCAACAAGCATGAAGATAATGCTGGTATTGTAAATCCTGCAGATTATCAACAACCAATGATAGTTCGTCAGTTGGGAAGATCTGGAGTTGGTGGACCTGTTCCTACTAGTGATCAGAATGTACCTGTTCTTAAAATGTATCAGTTCTATGGTGCGTATCCAGTAAATATAACTGAAATTGCATTAGATTATGCAACTGGAGATGCAATCGAAGAGTTTACAGTTGAGATGGCATATCAATGGTATGACACTATGGATCCTCTTGCTCAAACACAGGTTGGTACGGGTGTCTAAATAGTAAAGATAATATTTTCAAAACTCTATATTCATGGCAACTAACAATAAGTTATTTGGATTCAAACTACCAAAGGTCGAGAGAGAGGACAAATCAAAGTCTGTCGTCTCTCCGATTCCTTCTAGTGAGGAAGATAAGTCTGATTTTTATATCTCTAGTGGTTTCTACGGTCAATACGTAGATATCGAAGGAGTATATAAGAATGAGCAAGATTTGGTGCGTAGATATAGAGAAATGTGCTTACACCCAGAGTGTGATAGTGCAATTGAAGATATCGTAAACGAAGCAATTGTATCAGATTTAGATGATTCTCCTGTAGAAGTTGAGTTATCTAATTTAAATGCTTCAGATAAGTTGAAAGATCATATAAGAGAAGAGTTTAAACATATTAAAAAACTTTTAGGATTTGATAAAAAATGCCATGAAATTTTCAGAACATGGTATATTGATGGAAGAGTATATTATCATAAGGTTATAGATTTAAAAAATCCATCAGAAGGTATTCAAGAAGTAAGATATATCGACCCGTTAAAGATTAGACTAATTAGAAAACAAGAAAGACTTGGACCTAATTATGAATCACCGATTGTTACAGATAAACAAACTGATTTAACTCAGTATGAAACACCAAAAATAGAAGAGTATTATTTGTATGATCCTAGTGCTGCATCTAAGCAAGCAGGATATATGCCTGTAAGAGGTAATAGTAAGACAATTAAAATTGCAAAAGATGCAATTACATATTGTACATCAGGATTAGTAGATCGTAATAAACAAACAGTATTATCATATTTACATAAGGCAATCAAGTCTCTTAATCAGTTAAGAATGGTTGAGGACTCTCTTGTTATATACAGATTATCAAGAGCACCAGAAAGAAGAATATTTTATATTGATGTTGGTAATCTTCCAAAAATTAAAGCAGAACAATATCTGCGTGATGTTATGAACCGTTATAGAAATAAACTGGTTTATAATGCTGACACTGGAGAGATTAGGGATGATCGTAAGTATATGGCAATGCTTGAAGATTTCTGGTTACCACGTAGAGAAGGTGGTAGAGGAACTGAAATCACAACTTTACCTGGTGGACAAAACTTAGGTGAACTTACTGACATTGAGTATTTCCAAACCAAACTTTATAAGTCTTTGAATGTTCCATCAAGTAGATTGGATAGTCAAGGTGGATTTAACTTAGGTAGATCTTCAGAAATACTAAGAGATGAACTTAAGTTTACTAAGTTTGTAGGTAGATTACGTAAAAGATTTTCACAAGTCTTTATGGATATGCTTAAGACTCAGTTGATTCTTAAAAATATTATTACTCCTGATGATTGGGAAGAATTAAGTGATCATATTCAATTTGATTTCTTATATGATAATCATTTCTCAGATCTAAAAGCAAATGAATTACTTCAAGAACAACTAGGTGTAGTTGCATCAATGGAACCATACATGGGTAAATATTTCTCTGCTCATTATGTTCGTACTAAAGTTCTTAAGCAAACTGAAGATGATATTAAGGATTTAGATGAACAAATGAAGAAGGAAATAGAGGATGGAATCATCGCAGATCCTAATATGCCAGTTGATCCAAATAGTGGAATGCCTGTGGATCAAATAGCAGATCCAATGCAAAATCCAAACTCAGAAATGAGTATGGGTAAACCTGTCACTGAGCCAGATTTAGATTCTAGCAGCAATAAAGCGACTGATGCAGGGAGCTCCAAAGCAACAGATATCAGAATGCCAAAGGGCGGAGAGATATAAATAAATTATAGTTATTTTGTGACACAATGGATGATTTAATTGATTTGATGATTGACAACGAGTCACCGTCAGACATTAGCGATAGGATAAAAGATATGCTATACGCTAAATCAGCAGAAAAAGTAGAGGCAGAAAGACCAAACGTGTCTGCTGGTTTATTTGGCGATGAGTCAGATGAAGTAGAACCACAAGAGGAAGAAGAATCCGATGAAACTGTTAATTAAAGGTGCCGAAGCTGCTTTACCAACTGGGTCAGGTAGTGCATCAAACTTTGATAATGCTACTGTAGTACGTTTAGTAAACACTAGTGCAAGCACAGATTACTTAGTAACTGTAGTAGAAACTCAAGGTGGAACAGTTGTTGGATCTTTTACTTTAATGAGAACAGAAAGTCTATTAGTTGAAAAGCAGTCTGGTCATTTTATATTTGCTGCAAATGCTGCAGTTAAGGGATCAAAAGTAGGTTACACAAATTAGGAAAATGAAATTAATCACAGAAGAAGTAGCAAGCGTAAAATTTGTCACCGAAGGTAAAGGTGCATCTAAAAAGATGTATATCGAAGGTGTATTTTTGCAAGGGGGAATCAAAAACCGTAATGGTAGAATGTACCCTGTAGATACTTTGTCTCGTGAGGTTGGTAGATATAACGAAAACTTCGTTAGAAAAGGTAGAGCACTTGGTGAACTGGGACATCCAGATGGTCCAACTGTAAACCTTGATCGTGTTTCACATAAGATTACATCACTTGTTCAAGAGGGAAATAATTTTAGAGGTAAGGCACAATTACTTTCAACACCAATGGGTAAAATTGCATCATCTTTAATAGGTGAAGGTGTGACGCTTGGAGTGTCATCTCGTGGTGTTGGTTCATTAAAAATGAACAATGAAGGTCATAACATTGTTGGTGAAGACTTTCAATTAGCAACTGCTGCTGATATCGTAGCAGATCCTTCTGCTCCAGATGCATTTGTAAATGGAATCATGGAAGGAAAAGAGTGGGTTTGGGAAGGAGGAACACTTCGTGAACAACTAGCGTCCCACACAATGAAGAGAATAAACACTCTAGTTGATCAAAAAAGACTCGAAGAGAAGAAATTACAACTCTTTAACGATTTTTTATCAAATCTTTAAATTATAAATAAATATAGTAAAAATTACTAAGGTTAATCGGAGAGATCAAATGTCCCGTGGCAAAAATTTACAAGAAATGGAAGTAGGCACTACTCAATCCAAGACCGCTGTTAACGCTAATGCAAAACCTGCAGAAGCAATGCCTAAGTTGACAACAGGTGGAACACCTGCAACTTATGAGGATCTTGGAGGACCTACCCCAGAAAATTACAAAGTCGATGATGACTCAGCTAAGTTCAAAGAACCTGGTGCAAGTCTATCACAAGTAAAAGACGTTATCACCAAAGGTGCTAAGTCAGGTGTTAAACCTGGTGACGTACAACCTGGTGCAAAATTAGAAAACGTCCCAGAAGAAGTAGAAACAGAAGAGGAAGTAGTTTCTGAAGAAGAAGTTTCTACTGAAGAGGTAGTTGAAGAGGAAGTAGTTGCTGAAGAAGAGGCACCTTCAAAACTTCGTGAGAAGATGAAGGAAGCAGTTGAAGCATCCGAAACCGAAGAAACAGTTGCTGAATCCCAAGAGGAAGAAGTAGCAGAAGAATTAGATGTCAATGATGACATTGCAGCTCTTGTAGAAGGCGAAGAGTTATCTGAAGAGTTCCAAGCGAAAGCAAAGACAATCTTTGAAGCAGCAATCAACTCTAAGGTTGCTAAAATCGAAGAGGAACTAGAAGCAGATCACATCAAAGCACTTACAGAAGAAGTTGCAGAATTTAAAAATGAATTAACTGAAAGAGTTGACTCATACCTAGAGTATGTTGCATCTGAGTGGATGCAAGAAAATCAACTTGCAGTTGATCAAGGACTTAAGGGAGAATTATCTGAGTCCTTTATGACAGGTCTAAAAGGACTTTTTGAAGAACATTATGTATCCGTACCTGAAGATAAATACGATGTACTTGAGAGCATGGTAAATAAACTTGATGAAATGGAAGAAAAACTCAATGAGCAAATTGACAAGAATGTCAGTTTGAACAAGAGACTAGCAGAATCTACATCCGATGGAATTTTAAGTGAAGTATCTGAGGGACTTGCAGTTACTCAGAAAGATAAACTCGCTTCTCTCGCTGAAAGTGTTGAGTTTGAAACTGAAAACGATTACCGTGAGAAACTAATTACTTTGAGAAATTCTTATTTCCCAACAAAACAAGTAGCTAGTGCTCAAAGTGACGGCTCTGACTTTATTACTGAGGAAAATGCACCAGAGGTTCAGGCAACTGGGTCAATGGCAAATTATCTAAGTACTCTTCAGAGAGTCGCTAAGAAGTAATTCCACAAAATTAAAAAACACTTTTAACGAGGTAAATTCAAATGCAAATGTTCAATGCTGAACAACTGCAGGAGAAGTGGGCTCCATTATTAAACTCTGATAGTGCCGATCCAATTAAGGACGCACATCGTAAAATGGTTACCGCAGTTCTCCTGGAGAACCAAGAAAAATTTTTAAGTGAGGAGAGAAATTTCCTTACAGAGGCACCAACTAACTTAGGAAACGCAGCAGGTGCTTCAGGTGGATTCGGTGGCGGAGCAACCGCTGGCGGTCCAGTTGCTGGTTTCGACCCAGTATTAATCAGTCTAATCAGACGTTCAATGCCTAACTTGGTCGCTTATGACCTTGCTGGTGTTCAACCAATGAACGGACCAACAGGTCTTATCTTTGCGATGAGATCACGTAGAGATTCTCAGTCTGGCGACGAGACATTCTTCGACGAAGTAAACACAGCATTCTCTGGACAGGACGCTGGAAACGATATTACTCAAGGTTCATACGTTTCAGGTTCTGATGGAGCTAGTGTTGGTTTCGGTACAACTTCACCTGGTGCCAAGCACGGTACAAACCCAGGACTTCTAAACCCATCATCTGATGCTACTCAAGACGACTATGCAGTTGGTCAAGGTATGCAGACTGGTGACTCTGAAGCACTTGGCGATGCATCTGGCAACAACTTCAACGAGATGGCATTCTCAATCGAGAAAGTCACCGTTACAGCGAAGTCCAG